TGTGGATAAGGAGTGTCGTGGACGATTGTGCGTGCGCCGGAACGGGATGCCGCCACGAAGCCGACGTTTTGTTGATTTGGTCGGCTTTGGCCCCTCTCACAATCTAGGGGTTTATAATAACAACGTTGATTCCGTTGAACGTGCGTTTGTTGAACGTTACTTCCTTTGCAAGGAGGGTAGTGAGTTCCGACCAGCACTGGAAACGAAGTCTCGAGCTTACAATACGAATGAGTTGATTGATTTCAGGAACAAGGTGCTTGCCGAAATGCCTCGGCTTCCCCGGCTTACCCGTCAGGAGGTAGTTGACTGCTATACCGGGCCTAAGCGTAAGGTGTATGCGGATGCACTTGTTTCACTTGCCCAGGAACCAATCAATCAGTATGATGCAAGATTATCATCGTTTGTTAAATTCGAGAAACAGGATGTGGAAAAAGCACCAAGAGTGATCAACCCACGATCCGCACGGTATAACCTTGAGTTGGGTAGGTACCTCAAACATGCAGAACATCATTACTTCCGCGCCATTAATAAAGCCTTTGGTAGCTTTACCCCTGCAACGGTCATCAAGGGGTTTGATGTGGACAAGAGTGGCGATATCTTACGACAGAAGTGGGAACGCTTTCTTGAGCCAGTTGCAGTTGGTTTGGACGCTACGAAGTTTGATATGCATGTTAGCCAAGCAGCATTGCTTTTTGAGCACAGCTTCTACAAGAAATTGTATCCCGGTTGCAAGGGATTGCGGAAACTGTTGAATTGGCAGTTGGTCAATCGTGGTAAAGCGAAGGTCGATGATGGTGAAGTCGAATTCGAGATGCACGGTACGCGTAGTTCAGGTGATTTGAATACGTCGTTGGGTAACTGCATTATCATGTGTGGCTTGGTTTATGCCTACGCGCAAGTTCGTCGAGTGCAGATTGAACTTGCCAACAATGGTGATGATTGTGTGGTGATTATGGAGAAGAGAGATTTGCAGAAATTTGCTGCCGGGCTGGATGAATGGTTCCGAGCCCGTGGTTTTGCTTTGACTGTTGAGGAG